TAAAGAAACCAATCTTCGCGGTCTGCCCATTGTACTTATCATCGCCAACAAGAACGTTCATCAAGCCTTCTTTAATATCTTGATTAAGAATTTTATATTTTTCTTCTCCAACAACTTTCTTTAAATCAGGAATAACGAATTCAGCTTTTGTTGTATGATCAGAAACAAGAACTCTACCAACGCTTTCGTTCATGAACAGCGATTGCATTGCTGCCATGTTCGCGGGGTTGATGCCGCCTTCATCGGGAGGCGCGCCCATAGTGATAAGCAACAGTACATTCTCGACTGTGCGAGAAATAGCTTGGTCAATATGCTTCAATTCTAATTTCGCATTAACATCTTCCATAATTGGGAAGGTAAATGGAATTGCGAATGGCTCATAATCTTGTTTCTTATAAAAAGAGTAGAGCAAAAATTTTGGATCGAGCTTCATCTTCAATCCATCTCTGAAATATGCTTTATCCTTAATCTTCTTCTGCATATCAGGAGGAAGAGATTTCAATAATTCTCTATCAGCGTCGTCCTTTGGATTCTTGAGTCTTTCTAACTCATATTCTGAAAGAAGTTTTTCGTAAATCGCATCTGAAAACGAAGCAGAAACTTTAGCGACGATTTCATAAGGATTAATCAAGATGTAGCGAAGAGGAACTTTGTTATTAACAACTCCGTTTTCGCTCAAACCAGATAAAAGTTTAAAATCTTCTGCTTTAAATTTACCGTCGATACGATAATAGAAGATGTTTCCGCTGCGATAGTATTCGCGGAAGTATTGATCCTTTAATTTCCATAGTTTGATCTTCTCAAACCATTTAGTGAAGAACTCTCTGCTACGTGCTGTGCCGCCTTCAAGATAAACTTCTGTATTAGCGAACTCAGTAGCAATGTCGATAGTGTTTCTAACCAAAGCGACGTTTGCGTAAGCCTTTTGGCAAAGAAGAATAGCGTCACGAATATCAACACCGTCTTTAGAGAATTGATAAGGAAGTAATCCTTGACTCAAAAGAGCGTAACGACGAATATTATGGTCTGTTCCGTTTCTTGGAGCCTTTGTGTTCTGCGCTGTATCTGTTGCGCCTTGAACTGGACGGCTATAAGACGCTTTGGCGACTTCTGTGAAGTAAGATTCACCTAAAAGCTTTGGTTCGTAGTTGTTATGAACAGGAAGCGGGCCGCTTTCTGGCTTTTTAAACTTGCTCCAATAGTCCGACTTCTTGTTATATGAACGCGACATATGATTATATAGTAAAAGTTACACTAAAAGTATCAAAAGTACTTTTATGACTTTCATTTTACCTCACGAAGAACGGAGTAAAAGTTTGCGCCTGTTGTTCTGGACAATCCATCATATCAAAATAAACTTTCATCATCCAGTTACCCAACACCAAGCAAGAGTATGAGTCTTTGCGTGTTTTTTCCGCTCCGCTTTGTCTTTTAAGCTCTGGCGGAAGGTCAAAACTCTGGTGACCGTTAGCTGTCGTTGTAGGAATGATCAGAGAACACTGCGCTTTAACCAATTCAATCAAATCAGATTGATGGTCAACGAAATCAACCATCTTTGCGTCGTTTGTTTGATTATCTTCTTGGTCGCGGAAGAATTTAATCGTTTTAATTGGAATCACTTTGTTCTTTTGTGCGGTAAAATCATTATCAACGGCTTCCGCAGCAAACAGCATCTTTCTGTGATCGAAATTAGACTGCAACAATTCGTTGGCGTAACGAATCCAAGAGCTTGTCGGTACTCTAAGATAACAAATGCGAGTATCTTTTAAATTATACGCTCGTCTTGCTTTGCGAATCTCGTCTTGATACTTTTCCGACGAGTCGAAATCAGCTTCAAACATTTTGATTTCAATTTTACTTTGTTTAAACACTTCGCTTTCGTTTGCAGCGTTGATAAACTGTACGCCACCGTTATAGTCGCCGCACATTCCAACGATATTGAAGTTATTCATCAAATAAGCTAAGTATTCGATGTGCTTTTTAAGATTAGTTCCTGATACAGCATAGTTGTGCACAAGAATTCCTTTGCGATTAGGGACATCTAACTTAATTAAGTTCATGGCAAAGTCGTCAGACGATTCGTTCTCTGCCCACGAAGGGTCAAAGCTAAGAATATAGTCCGATCCCTTTTGCCCAGCCACTTCAATCGCTTGGCCTTCAAGCGGCTTGATTGTGCATTCGTGCATCTTGCTTAATTTAAAGTAACCAGAAGAATCATCCATGAATCTAGAGCCGAATTCTCTTTGAAATTGCGATTCAGACATTGTTGATTTCGCTTGAGTCAGCAAACTCTCATCATAAAGACCGTGAGGAGCTACATCATAAGCGAAATGCAAGATCGCTCTTGTTGATCCACCTTTTCCATCCTTTTCAGGAAACTTGATAAGCGATTCGTATTGCTTATAAAGCTTATACATATATTCAAACTGATAAGAAGCGGACGACAGTACAATAATTTTATTATTCGGCCATTTAAAACGATCTTCTTCAGTCATATCTCCTTTAGCTATTAACTGAGTCTCTAAATCATATACTTCTTTTCTTTCTGTTGGATTTTGTACGACAGAAAGGAACGGAATAATAACTTCGTTGAAGATTCTTTCTGGCATCAACAAGAATTCGTCGATCATCATACGGTGAAAGCGAAAACCACGAAGCTTTTCGCCATCGCCAAGAGGTAAGCAGGTAATTTTACTACGACCAAACTCCATAGTCCACTCATCTGAACTCTTAGATACTTTTGTAATAGCTTGCTTTAAGAAAATAGCGTTCGGCTTGTCCGCGATTTCTTCAATCTTGCGGAAAATCATCTTTGCTTGACGAAATGTTTTACTTACAATACCAATGTGAACGCCTTGATTTAAAATAGCGTCTAACGCTGCGAATACAGCACAAGTAAAGCTCTTAGAAAGACCGCGACTCCATACCATCATAGAGTAATCTGTTTCAAACATCGTTTTAATTGCGAGATGCTGAAATGGAAACGGTTTTACGCCACAAATAATCTCAGAAGAGAATGAAATGTTGCTGCGTAGAAATTTATATAGAAGAATCTTAGCTTCGCGCTCTTCTAGATAGCCTTCTTTCTTTAAAATCTCTTCGTTTACTTTATTGCTGTTGTAAACGCTTTTTCTTTTTTGGTCGCCAACGATCCAAGCCATGATTGATCCTTTTCTATGAAGTATTGAACGTCTGTTTCCCAAAGTTTTGGGCCGCAGACGAGAAGTTTAGGTATTAACGCTATGCTATTTTTTCTGCTGCCAGAAAAAACAAATTGACAGTTCTTGTGAAACTCTTGTTGCAGCAAACGCATATTATGATATACAAATTTTAGGTTAGATTTATGCGGAGTGAAGTCGTTATTGTTTTTGATCTGATCAAAACTAGACTCTACCACAACAAACAAGAAACAATCCATAGATTTGCATCTTTCGATCTCTCTTTTAAACCTATCGAAGTTTTCGCCAACTAAAGTGCTCTTAAAATCATTCTCCGATTTTCTATCAACGAATGTTTTAGAGTAATTTTGCCCGCCAGCAGTATAGTCTCCGAAATCTAACTTAACTTCTCTTTGATTTGGGAACTGCAACGGCTGTTGCTCTCTTGTATCAATGAAAATATTAACATTAGAGTAGTCAGAGTAAAAATCTTTGTGGATATTCTTTGTGAACATTGGCTTTGCGCCAATCTCTGAACAAACAGCAGAGTAAGAACCATAATGCTTCTTAAAACAGTCGATACTCGGTAGTTCACTCGTCTCAATTTCGATATGACTAGGCGCAACAACTAATTCTTTGTTAGTTATCCGCTTTTTAAGTAGCTCTTTGATGTATGGCTTAACAACTTCTGCTTTTTCAAAGTTGCACCACTTCAATAACTGCTCTCTGTTCTCGAAATCCTTTTCAAAATAAGACTCTTTATCCTTGAAGCTTAACTTTGTACCAGTTAAGAGGTTTTTCTTCGGGTAATGGGTGCAGTAGTAGTCTCCAAGCGACATCTTATGCTTCTTCAAGTGCGTATGAAGACTGCGCTCGCTTGGAAAATCTTGATTACATTCTTTGCACTTAAACGGCATCATCTAATGATATGCCCAAGATACGAGCTTTCCACTCAACCATGCTTTCAAGCTTACCAGCCTCTTCTCTAACAAGAGTTTTTTGCATTTCAGCAATCTTGATCATGTTAGCACGCTCTTCTTCGTCT